ACTCTCTCCCGCAAAGGCTGTAATCTTGTTAATCGGTAGACCTTTGTGTATGCTACCAGACAACAAAGCATTGAGAATATAAGAACCTGTGTCAATGTATCCATCTACGTTCCCCAACATTCCATCTGCAACTTTAGAAGCATATTCGTTTCCTGTTGCAGATATTAGTTCATCTAAAAAGTCACTCATAATTTTAATTCCTTTTTAAGATTTTTCAAATCTTGTTCAAGTCTTGTCACTCGTTTTTCCAACAATTCAGTTGGAGAATAATAACGTGGCACTGCCTTGTTTGCTTTCGTTTGCCAAGTTTCATCACCTAAATTTTTCTTCTCTACATCTGACATATAATCACCCGCCGTAGTAAATTTTAAATCATTCATTATCATTTCTTTTTTGAAGTTCAGCCATAACTTTAGTTGCAATCATATTTAATTGTTGTCTATCAGAATAATCTTCACACCTATTTCTATCTCTCAAAATATCATCATATAAACTTTTTAAATCTTCTGTAAGCCAACCACCATAATCTATATCCATAATACTCCTATTATATCATGTAAATGATGTTTGTCAAGAAAAGAAATCCATGATAGTGGCCTTCTTTTCACACTCCCAACCGATTGTGTCAAGAATACCCTTCATAGGATCTAAAAATGATTTCTGGAATTGTTTATCATAATCTATGTAGTCATCAAGGTTAAACTCTTTTGGTAGAGTTCCCAACATGGCAATGGCAGAATCACCAGTTGGATTCGGTTCAACAAGATATGTATATTTAATCTTTTCACCTTCTTGAATCTTTGGATATTTCTTTGTCAGTTTGTTTTTCTTCAACATCTCATTGTATATCAGAGAACCCTTGACATGCAACGGAGTTGATTTACGATAGATAGTTGCAGAGTCTCTGTATTTTGCCAGACCTTTGACTGATCTTGGAAATGAAACTTCTTCTGCAGTAAGTCCTTTGAATTCATTCTTAAACCCTTCAATGAATTCAATGATGTCTGCTTCAGTTCCGTTCATGATAATACGGAAACCCTTCTTCAAGGCCTTCCTACATGGTTCTGGTGTAGAAGACTTGACTGCCTCAATACCCATAATCTTCAAGTCTGGTTTCTCATACTCCACACCCTCAGAATTGTGCACATTCAGAATGTAGTGTTTCTTACCTGTCCAAATACCAACATCAGCAAGAACCTCACGTTTCATTACCATCTTCTGTTCAAATGCATTGACATACACTGCAAGTTCACCATAACACTTATCAATTACATCTTGAATCTTGCCATCACAAACCTTGTCCATGAAGTTTATGATTTTCTTTGTATCTGTAAGTCCAACTTTCTCAACAAGACTATCCAGAGTAACATACAGAGAATCAGTATCAGATGCCAAAACATAGTCTTTGTTTTTGGTTTCAAGTAACTCGTTTAGATACTCATTTACTGCCCTCTCGGCCCATCTGATAGAAAGTTGACCTGCAACAGAAACTGCTTCTGCATTCCTCACATCAAAGTAACGAAACCATTGATTACCGAGAGCACCATAAGCAGAGTTTAGGGCAATTTTTAGATTCAACTGAAGATTGAAGTATTGAGAAAGTTTGTTTGGATCAGCATTAGATCCTTTCTTCTTTTCCTCAATCATCAACTTCTTGTATTTGACTCTATCATTATACATTCTCTCCATAAGTGCAGGAAGAAAACCCTGTTTCTTACGAGTATACATGGCACCGTTCGGCGTCATTGTGAGATTCTTATCTACTAAAAACTTTGTATCTATTTCTTGATCCAGTAGAGTTTCAACCATCTTACTTCTTGGATACATGCCAGTCAAAGTCTCAGGAGAAATATTATACTGCATGATAAGATGTGGATACAGACTATTCAAGTCAAAACTACAAACCCACCTATGGCGTCCGATTTGAGGTTCTTTGACATATGCACCTTCATATGCTTCTGATTTCTCTTCATGTCTCTTTGGTGGTACAACAATATTCTGTTCAAGAAGATAATTGTAGATGATACAATCCCACATTTTCACAGGCGAGAAAACATCATTGAAGTTACATTTGGCCATATATGCCAGTGAGATGATCATTTCCATGAGTTTCATCTTCTCTTCAAGTTTACAGACAAGATACACATCATGGACATTGTAATCTACAAACTTCTGAAAATTTGTTCTATACAATTCATGGAGAGTTGATGCCTCTGAATAGTCTAATTTCTTTTCACCAAGTTCAGCATATGCAATGTGATTCAAGGCATAAGACTCTTGATTCACATAGGTAAACTTTTGATATGCATCCATATAGTCAATACTAGATACACCAACTATATCATAGATCTGCTGTTTTCTGTTACCGACAAGAGTTACTTCATTTGTTTTATACCAACCCCAGGGCGACATCTTCTGTGCAGATTTTTCTCCAAGAATCCTAATAATGCGATTCATGAGATATGGAATATCAAAGAAACGAGAGTTCCAACCAGTTACAATATCTGGATAATCTGCAGACCAATCTCTGATGAAGTATTCTAAAAGTTGTGTTTCATTCTCACATTTTACATACATCACACCATCAGCTGGTTCATAATCACCACAACCATAAACCTTGAAATCATCACCTATCTTGATTGAGATGGCAAGAACTTCTTCATTGGCTTCTCTGATGTTTGGGAATCCATACTCAGAACTTGTCTCAATATCAATAAAGGCAATTTTGATTTTAGAAAGGTCATAGTCTACCATTCCATGATAGTTTTCCGCAATATAAGAATACTGAAAACCTTCAATACCAAAAACATCGCCAGGATAACTTCTCATGGCTTCTCTTGTCTCTTTCATGGACCCCCATTTTACAGGCGATACATTTTTATTGTCAAGAGTTTTCCAGTTTGAAGGCTTTTGTGAGGGAACAAATAAGGTAGGGTCATAGCGGACTTTCCTACGGAAAGACATGCCATTAGAGTCTATACCTCTCAGGGCAATGTAATTACCGAAAGGTAAAACATTTGTGTAGAACATTCAATACCATTTTTTATAGGGGATTTCTAATTTGTCAAAAACATTATAACACCATTTGATCTGCTTGTCAACCCAAGTACGTTTGGATTGAAACAGACCAATGGTGAATAAAAACTGAAGATATATTTTTAGAGATAGTCCGATTAGTAAACTAGACCTTTTTCGTACTTGGTCTTTTTGTTCACTCTTAGAGCTGTTTTTATGTCTCTTCGGTTTGAACCATCTTTGTTGAAAGAGCAATGTACCCATCCGCTGTTTGGTTGTCCTTTAGTATAAAATTCCAAAATTAGCTGGTCAAAATCCAATTCTTTAGAAATCCATTCTGCAACTTCTCCATTAGGAGTTCCCAGCTGTTCAAAATCTGCTGCCATTCCAAAACAATGTTGACTAGTTTTAGAACCACCCACTTTAGCATTTAACTCTGGACCTCTATAGCCAGAGTTGACTGTTATAACACCAAACTTATCTCTGACAGGTTGCAACACATGATGAGTCAATACTGTGAGGTTTACGATCTCTTCTGTAGTTGGCTCATTCTCAATACCTAATCTGTCAGCAGTTGAACTTTTCGTAAGTTCACTTAACCAAAAATTCTGCGATAATCTTAACTTCATACTGTTTCCACCTCAAACTTACCTGTCTCAGTATTAAGTTTTATCTTGAGGTTAAGTTCCATATCTGGAATATCTAAATTACTTTTCACACCAGACTCAAGCATCTCTGTAAGAGATTGTGCAGGTTGAGTTGGATCAGCCTTGACTATTGCATCCAAAGCACCTTTTGCATTTTCTGGTATCACATCATCAATCATTTTTGAAACATGATCTTTGGCCAAATCTTGTGCCTTGTCAGCAACCAGACCAGTAATCACATTCATTAACAACATTGGTAACATATCATCTCCTATTCTTTAGAGTACTTTTCCCAGGCTTCTATTGCTCTGATTGAACCAGGCCTATCTTGAAGACCGATAGATTTAAGGAATTCATCTTTTGACATCTTTTTAGATTCTTCTTTAAGAAGTTGTGGTTCTGGTATTGGTTCTTCTTTGATAAGTTCCTCTTCTTCAAACATAACTTCTTTAAGTACTTTCTTTCCAGATTTAGCCATGTAATCTCCTAATTAACTA